TTCAGCGCGGGCCTTGTCGTACTCGTCGAGTAGTTCATCGAGGAAGTCGATGAGCTGATCTTCGGCGGCGTCGGCGGCGTCGGCGGCATCGGCGGCGGCGTCGGCGGCGTAGGCGGCGTCGGCAGCGTAGGCGTCGGTGGCGGCGGCGTAGGTGTAGGCGTAGGCGGCGGCGTAGCCGGTGGCGTAGGCGGCGCTATCGGCGGCGGCGCACTCCTCCTCGGTCGCCTCACCTTCCAGCCATGCTTCGGCAGTGCGGATCGCGGCTTCGGCAGCGTCCCTGAGTGCCGCGTCCCCGATGAGGTGGAGGACTCTACGGGCTGCCCAACAAGACACCCGTACCCGGACCCGACGTGCCTTCATCTCGTCCGTGGGGGTATGGGCTCGCATCAGCCGCGGGATGAACGGGATCAGCCGAGACCGGGAACCGTCGAGGAGCCGGTCGTTGACTCTCCAGGCGGCTTTAGCGATCAGCGGCTCCGTACAGGCAGGGGAATCTGTGAGCGCGTCCCATGCCTCGGAGAGGGAGGCCCCGTATTCCATCATCCAGGTGACGGCGACCCACTCTTGAACACATGCCTCGCCTTCGTCGGGCGAATGGCTGCCTCTCGCGAGGACGACTTCGCGGCCTCCGATCTTCACGCGACACCTCCACCGACGTAGAAGGTGGCGCCGAGGGCACGGGCGCGGCCGTTGGCGATCCGCTGGGCGACGTCCCAGTCGATACCGCGGAGGTCCCAGGAGGTGACCTCGCGGCCGTTGCGGTACTCGACGGCCTTCTGGCTCCAGGGCTCGTAGAGGACCGCGTGTTCCGACGCGAGGGCGTCGCGCCGGTTCCGGGCGTGGATCTCGTCGAGGCGGCTCATCAGGGTTACCTCCAGGGTCGTGGTGCTGACGCCCCTCACCCTAGCACGGTTAGTGGCCGTTGGCTAGTAGCTTTCGGAGGGTCGCCCCGAGGGCGAGGACCGGGTCGTAGCGGGCTGGGATCACCCCGAACAGGTGGCCGGTCAGGGCCGCCCATCCGGCGACGACGGGCCAGCGGGCGACCGGGTGGCGGAGCCCGGCAGAGAACTCGGCGGAGAGCGTCGGGCGCGCCGCCCGGATCTGCCGGTACTCGTAGGCGCCGACCGCGACGCTCAGGAGCGCCCAGCCGGTATGAGGTCGAGCCATGTCACGCCCGTTCCAGCCACCAGGCGCACGGGATCGGTTCGCCTTTCTTGTGGCCCTCCCAGTCATACCCGTACTGCCCACACGCGGCGTGGGGTGGGACGTCCGACGTGAGTCGCCAGTAGCCGCCCCGCTCCGCGTCGTAGGAGCAGAGGATCGAGCCGTCGTCGTCGACGGCGGGGAACCGCCACCAGATCGTCTGGCAGATGATGACGGTCCGGTCGCCGAGGGTGACGTCACGGTCTCCGAGCCCGGCGCAGCCCTGCTCGATCAGCGCGTACCACGGCGCCGAGTAGGCGAGCGGCGGCGGGTCATCGAACGGGGCTTTCCCGTCGAAGAGCATCCGGCCGAGGAGACACGACTTGCGGAGATCGACGAGGTGGACCTGCCCCTGGGTGCGATGCTCCCGCTCGTTCGCGGCTTCCCAGACCGAGACCGCATGCCAGATGGCGTGGAACTGGTCTTCGGTGATCGTGACCGGTTCGCCTTTCCGGTCGCGGTAGACGTCGAAACGGGCCGGGTGGGGGAGGTTCGCGACGGCGTCGACGTGTCCGCTCACCTTCGGGTCCTCCCTCATCCGTTCGGGAGTCCCATCATCGCCCGCAACTCGGGACCGCGCGTGGACCACGACTGTGCGCGCGCCCAGGTCAGCGCGGCGGCGGACCGTTCCCGCGCGTAGTTGGGGTCGCAGAGGAGCCCGTTCATCTCGGCGGCGAGGTCTTCCGGGTTCGCCGCGAACGCGGTGATCCGGCCGCCGGTCGCGTCGAACGCGCTCACGGCCTGCGCGTTGACGCCCTTGTACGGGCCGAACGGGTCGGTGCGGAGCCCGACGATCGGCATCGCGAACCGGGCTGCCTCCAGCATCGGGAGCGACAGGCCGCCGTAACGGCGGGGGAGGACGAGCGCGTCGGCGAGCCCGTCGTACAGACCCCACCGGTCCGGCATCGGCCCTACCTTGTGGACCGTGACGAGCGGGTTCAGTTCGGCGGGGAAGTGGCCGACCTGGACGTCGTAGCCGCCGACGTAGAGGTCGCACGGGTAGCGGATCTTCGGGATGGCGTCGATGACCTGCGCCGTCCCGTTCCGGTCTTCCATCGCCGCGGAGCAGACGTGGAGAAACGACCGGACCTCCGACCGCGGCTCGGTCCCCTCCGGCGGGTCGTCGACCGGCATCCCGACGATCTTCGTCTCCGGTGGGAGGAGGTCCATCCGCCAGCCGGACGGCGCCCAGACGTGCGGCTGGCCGTGCCCGTAGACGGGCCGCCACAGTTCCGGGTTCGCGTGGAGGAACAGGTCGACGCCGCGCGTCGCGCAGTACGGGCCGAGCCCGTCATGGTACGGACACTCGGCGGTGTAGACGACGTCGGACTTGTCGACGAGCCAGCGGATCGGGTCGTCGCCAGGCCAGCCCTCGCAGTAGAACGTCTCGGCGCCGGGCGTGAGCTGCGACCAGTCGGACGGTCCTCGGCCCTTCTCGGTCAGTTCGAGCATCAGGACCGCCGACGCGCCGAGATGGTTCGCGAACGCGAGGGTCTGCGCGGCGAGTCCCGACTGGTCGGCGCGGGCTATCACCCCGAAACGTGCCACGAGAGGCCCCTAGGAGCCCGCAGGACGGCCGTCAGGCCCGAGGAGCGGGGTCGGGGGCAGGTCACCGAGATCGGCGATCTTGAGGCCGCTCGGCCGGTCTCCGACGGCTTCGAGGATCTTGTGGGCGAGTTGACGCAGGATCTCCGGCGGGGCCATGAAGCACTGCAAGCCGTTCGCCGAGCCGAAGAGGAGCATCAGGACCCCCGGCGCGTTCGGGTGGGGGACTACCGCGTTGGTCCACGGGACGAACTGGATCGACCCGGCGAGGCCGAGGACGACCCGGTCGATGTCGCTGAGCTGAACCGGCAGGTTCGCGTCGTTCGACTCGGCGGGCGGGGCCGGTTCCCGGTCGGGGATCGGCTGGTCGAGGGCACCACGGGCGAACTCGGCGACGAAGTCGTTCACCTCCTGGCGGATCTCCTCATCAGACGGCCCGGACGGTTCGGCCGTGTCGCTCATCTCAGTCTCCTCTCCTCGGGCTACCCCGGTACGAGCCGACAGCGATCTGGAACTGGCCGCACCACTCGTCAGGCTGGACGCGCGGCCACCTATCGCCGTGCAGCACGGTGACCGTCGGCGGGTTCCGTCGACACTCGCCTTGGTTCTGCCCGGTCGGGGACGGTCGACACTCGCCTTGGTTCTGCCCGGTCGGGGACGGCTCGAAGTAGGTGCAGTTCCGGCAGATGACACCTGGGCTCCGCATCAGGACGGCTCCGGCACGAGTGCTCGGCGGCGGGCCCGATAGTTGTCGCGCTCTAGTGGACTATCGGTCCACCTAGCCATTTCCCCTCCCTAGGCCATCCTCCGGCTCATGCAGCCAGATCGAATATTTCGGGTCGGCGCCGCGCGAGTCGAGATGCCACGACCGTTTGATCCCCAGGTGGGGGACCTCGTCCGGGTCCGGGTCGTACATGAACAGGCGCCAGTCCCACCAGGCGGCGTCGCCGCGGCGGGCGAAGTCGTCGAGGACGATCCCGTACAGCGGGTCCTCGACGAACGTGCGCGACCCGGCCGGGAAGTACGGCAGGACCCGGTCACGCCAGAAGTCGGCGCGGGCCAGGTTCGGGCGGGCCCACCACGTCTTCGTCGGGCGGAGCCGGGCGACGACCTCATCGGCGAGGTCGGCGACGGTCAGCATGTTCGGCTCATGCTCATCGTGGACGTGGGTCTCCGGATGGAACCGGACGTAGTTCGCGACGCCGTCGAGGAGCATCTGGGAGAGCGGCCCCCAGTCGACCGGGCCGACGAGTGGCGTGTCGTGCTCCATGAACAAGACGAGGGGCGTGTCGATCCGTTCCAGTCCGGCGCGGACGAGGTTCGCCTGGTGGACCCACTCGTCGGAGACGACCGGGACGACGTTATGCCACCGGAAGTTCGTCAGCCAGCAGACCCGGTGGAGGTACTCCTCGTAGTCGGCGCGGCGGTCCTCCTGCTCGGGACGGACCCCGTCGGCCATGACGAACACCTCGGCGTTCGGGAGGGCCTCGCGGATCGAGTCGATCGTCTGTTCGAGGTGGTCGGTCGACGGGTGGAGCGGCGCCGGGCTCGTCGTCACGATCACCGAAACCAGATCGGATACCACGTCGAGGCGCCGTTCGGTGCCGCGAGCCGCGTGGACGTCGGCATCGAGCTTGCGGGCCATGCGCCGCTTCCAGCCCTGCCAGAAGCTCCAGCAGCGGACCGCGTCGCGCGGCCAGTCGACCGCCCGGGCGACCTCGGCGAACGTCAACCAGTCGTAGATGGCAGGCCACGGGTAGCCCTCACCGAAGACGAGACCCCAGTAGTCGAACTGTGGGTCCTCCGGCTTGACGAGGTCGCAGACCGGGACGCACCCGGCCTCTAAGGCCTCCTCCGTCCGGGCCGTGCACGTCGACTGCGGCCCCGACGGGCACGGCACGGTCCGGGCCTTCGCCATGTTCTCGAAGTAGAAGCGGCGGGGGATCGCCTCCTGCATGTAGCCGTCCGTCTTCGCGAAGACGCCGACGTCGCCGTCGAGCGACGACTGGGCGAGGGCCTCCTCCATCAGCCAGCGGCGGATGTGGGTGACCTGCCCGGCGAAGAACCAGAGGAGGTCGCGGGCCTGGCCCGGTTCGGACGTCTCGGCGAGTAGCTCGCGGGTCTGCGGGTACCAGCCGCACGGGAAGAGGAAGTCGGCGGAGGAATGCTCCGGCCGAGGCTGCGAGATCCACAGCTTGTGGCGGTCGTCGCGGTGCATCTTCCACCACGGGAACGCCCACTCCTCGTCGGAGCAGAGGATCAGGACCGACCAGTCGAGCCGCTGGATCTGCTCGTTCAGCCAGGGGGCGTCCTCGACGTGGTGGCGGGGTGAGATGACGACGATCGCGCCGTCGACGTCGTCGGGGAAGTCGGACTCGACGACGAGACGATGGTCGAAGGTCAGCGCGCCTGGCGGCGTCCAGACGTCGCGGGCCATCACCGCTTCGAGGAGCCCCTGGTCGGCGTAGCCGCGGGCGAGGACCCCGGCGACGCGCGACACCCAGAGGACCGGGACCGTGTCGGTCATACGAGCGTGGCGTGGATCGTCGAGTACCGAGACGTGATCTCCAGGAGGTCGGCGATGAGCCGCTCGAAGGCGAGTTCGTCCGCGAGTTGGCGGTCTCCGGCCTCCCGGTCGACGGTCACGATCACCCGAAGCTCCTTCGTCTCAGGCATAGGGTGAGGCTAGCGCGCTAGCGCGGGCCAGTCTGCGATCACGAGGTCGCGGAGCCCCTCGGAGAGGGTCACGACCGGCCGGAACCCGAGGTCGGTCAGCGTCCCGTCCGCGTGGCCGTACTGGCCGTCGTAGCCGGGGCGGAGCGACCCGACCTCCTGAAAGTCGACGGTGAGGTGGAGGCCGAGGATGGCGGCGATCTCGACGGCGAGTTCCAGGTTCGTCCGCTCCTCCCCGCCGGGCAGGTTGAACCGCCAAGGCCGATCCCCGCCGGGCAGGTCGGGGAGCAGGTCGGCGTAGCCGAGGATGAAACGGAGCGCCGCGGCGACGTTCGCCACCGGGTTGTAGTAGCGCCGCCCGATCCGGTCGCCGTGCTTGTGGACGGTCAACGGCCGGTCTTCGGCGAGCGCGGCGAGGATGCGGGGGACGAACTTCTCGCCGTGCTGCCCCGGGCCGACGATGTTGTTCGTGTTCGTGATGACGAGCGGCACCCGGTAGGTCCGCCAGTAGGAGACGGCGATCGCCTCCGCCGCGGCCTTGCTCGCCGCGTACGGGTTGCTCGGCACGATCGGTGACCACTCCACCCCCGTGCTGTTCGGCCCGTAGACCTCGTCGGTGGAGAAAAGGATCAGCGCGCGGGGCGGGTGCGCCCGGGCGTATTCCAGGACGTTGAGGGTCGACGCGACGTTGTTCTCGATGAAGTGGACCGGGTCGGCGATGCTCCGGTCGACGTGCGACTCGGCGGCGAGGTGGAGGACGTAGTCGAAGATCCCCAGCTCGGGGAGCGGGCCGCGCAGGTCGTGGGTGACGACGTCGACCCGTTCGTCGGCGGCGAGGTCGGCGAGTCGGAGCGGGTTCCCCGCGTGCGCCCACGAGCAGAGGCAGGTGAATGACCAGCCGGTCGTCCGGCGCAGGTAGCGGAGGACGTGGGAGCCGACGAACCCCGACGCGCCCGTGATGAGGACCCGCTCGCTCACCTCGGGTCGCCGATGAAGTCGAGGGGCCGGTCGCCGTACGGCCGGTCATAGGTCTCCGCGCCTTTCGGGCCGCCCCACTTCGCCTCGTAGAGGCCCATCAGGTGGTTCGAGTCGACGCGGGCGCCGCCGAGGTCGACGCCGTGGGAGAACCCGGCGATCGCGCAGTCGACCGACACCTTCTTCCACCACGGCTCACCCGACGGTCCGTAACGGAGGTAGTAGCGGCGGCCGTAGTCGATGTCTTCCCAGTAGGCCGGGTAGAACACCTCGTCGAAGAGCCCGACCTCCAGGAGGACCGAGCGGCGGAACGCGATGAGATGCCAGCCGATCCCGTGCCCGGCCTCCAGGACCGCGTCTTCGGGGCTTGACTCCAAGACGTCGAGGAAGTCGGCGCCGCCCGGCGCGCCGAACCGGACCGCGGCGGAGATGACGACGAGCCAGTCCTGCCCCTCGTTCAGGACGGTCCGGGCGCCGAGGTTCCAGGAGGCGGCGACGCCGAGGTTCTCGCGGGTGTTGTCGCGGATCGTTAGGTGCCCCGTCCACCGTTCCGGGTCCATCGACGCGACGCACCGTTCGGTCCACGTCGGGTAGATGCTCGGGAGGATCGCGTGGAAGCTCACTCGGGGCTCCAGACCCAGAACTCTTCACCCTCACCGTTCGCGGGGAGCTGCTCGCCGGGCCCGTAGCCGAGGTCTCGCATGAGCCGCTCGATGTCGTCGGGCGTCTTGCCGTACCACTCGGCGAGAGTCGGCGGGTGGACGGACACCCAGCAGCGAGGCTGCGAAGACCAGCCCTCCAGCCCGTGGAGGGCGTCCCACTCGGCGCCTTCAATGTCGAGGACGACCTCGTCCGGCGAGTAGCAACGCCCGTCGGGTTCCTCCGAGGCGAGGTACGGGATCGTGACCTGACGGATGTGGTCGGTGTGGGCGGCGAGGTGCCGGAACCCAGGGTCGGCGCGCGGCTCGTCCATAAACGCGGCCTCGGGCCACCCGTCGGTGAGGCCGTGGTCGTGGAGGCGACACGTCTCGGTGACCATCACGACCCGGTCGGAGACGAACCCGGTGAAGCAGAGCGGCGGGCCGAGGCCGAACCCGTTCGCCTCCCAGGTCGCTCGGATACACGGCCAGTAGGCGAGCGCCGGTTCGATCGGGATCACGGTCCCTTCAGGACCGACCCAGGAACGGTAGAGGGCGGTGAAGTCGCCGTGCTCGGCGCCGCAGTCGTAGACGACCGCGCCCGGCTCGACCCGCTCGAACATCGCGGCGAGTCGTCCCGCCTCCCACTTGGGCCGGTCCCGGTGGAACTCGACCCGGAAGTCTGGCATGACGAGTTGCCAGCGGTCATTGATGAGCCCCGGGATCATGCTCGGACCGCCCGGACCCAGAGCCAGTTCGACACCTTCGGGTCGTCCTCGAAGTAGACGGCGCGGAACTCGGTACGGTCGACGACGGCGCGCATGATCTCCTTCCGGGTCGTCGCATGGCAGAGGAACCCGTCCGGGTCGGCGCCGCGTTCGCGGCGGACGACCTGGAAGACGAAGATCCCGCCGGGCTCCAAGACGCGGCTGACCTCGGCGAGGTAGCCGTGGAACGCGTCGGCGGGCATGTGCTGGAACGTGACCATGCTGTACGCGGCGACGAACAGGGCGTCGGGGAACGGGAGGCGGCGGCCGTCGTTCTCGTAGAACCACAGGCGTCCCTTCCCCCGGGCCGCCCCTCGTGCCGCTTCGAGCATCGCCGGGGACGAGTCGACACCCCAGATCTCGCCCTCGCCGAGCGCGTGGCGTTCCACGCCGAGAGTCAGGCGTCCGGCTCCGCAGCCCAGGTCGAGGACGCGGGCCCGGTGGTCGCAGTCGCGGAGGAACCCGACGATGCGGTTCCAGATGAAGTCGCCGTAGAACTGGGCCGACTCGGACCGGGACATCTGCCCGCCCTCGGGCCAGGCGGCTTCCGCGGCGCCGACCCGGGCCGCCTCCGCGGTCCAGTGGTCGCGCTCTCGTTCCGCGTCGGCGCGGGTCGTCTCGACGGTCATAGGAGACGGAGCCGAGCGCGGGCTCTCCCGCCGATCTGGGTCTGGTTCACGGGTGCCTCCCAGGGTCCGGCTTGAACAGGTAGTGGTGCTCGTGGTCGTAGCTGACCCGATGGTGGGTGTAGCCCTGCCGTTCGACGTGGGCGATCAGGTCGTCGGGCGTGTCGCCGTACCGGTCGCGCATCATCTCCGGGTGGACGGAGATCATCAGGATCGGGAGGGTCCGGAGGAGATGCTCGCCGCCGAGGAGCGCCTGGTACTCGCCGCCCTCGATGTCCATGACGACGAGGTCGGGGGCCAGCCCGACGAAGTCCATGATCTGGTCAAGGGTGACGACCTCCGGCGGGTCGGTCACGAATGCTGGCTCGGGCGGTTCCGGGTCCCACGCTGAGTCGGGCCAGGTGTCCTCATGGGCGAACGCGTTGGTGCCCCGCGCGGTCGGGCCGACGGCCGCCTCGATCCCACGCTCGGGCTCGATGCTGTTCGCGTCGAATGTCGCCCGTATTAGCGGCCAGCAGCCCGGGTCGGGCTCTACCGCGATGACCTCCGCACCCCACGTCGCGTAGAGGGCGGCGAGGTCACCCTGCTCCGCGCCGATGTCCCAGACCGTGTCACCCGGCCGGATCACCGACCAGAGCGCGGCGAGGGCGTCGCGTTCCCACCACGCCCAGCCCTCGCGGCGGGCACGGTCGCGGGGGAGCCAGAGCGGCCAGCGGCCGTTCACCTGAACCTGGACCATCGGGACGGTCACCGGAGCCCGAGCCGTTCGAGGATCGCCGCGGCCCGCTGCGTGTAGGTGTGTTCCGTCCGGACCGCGTAGGCGACCCGCCGCCGGACCGCTTGGCGGGTCTCCGGGTCGGCGAGGTGGACGTCGATTAGGCGCTTCAACTCCTCCCAGAAGCCGATCGTCCAGGACGGGTAGGAGGTCCCGATGAGTCGTTCGAGGGCGCCGATGTACGGGAAGATCAGGAACCCGCCCCGCCCGTAGGTCTCCGTGAACCGGTCCGACCAGTAGGACGTCCCGGCGTGGGCGCCGAGCGAATCTCCGACGATTACCGGCACGGTCGCGTAGAAGCGGTTCAGGTCGTGGCCGCGCGTCGTCGGGACGTCGCCGTCGCCGCCGACATGGACGAACCGGTCGCCGTACCAGGCGCGGAGCCGGTCGATCAACTCAGGCCGGTGCGGCCACTCGACGTGGTAGCCGCGCGACCCGACAAACGCGACGTCCCACGGGCACTCGTCGCGGGGAAGCGGCTCAGCGTCGTAGCACTCGTCTGCGACGACACCCGGCGGGCACCAATGCCAGTTGATCCCCGCCCGGCCGTACACGTCGCCCGCGTCGCCGTCGACGGAGAAGAAGTCACCGACCCGGAACATCGACTGGGTCACCAGCTCATGCTCCCGGTCGAGGCCCCGCCAGATGTCAAGGTGGACCGCGGCGGTCAAGACCCCGTCGGCTTCCAGGTCCCGGTAGAGGTGCCACATCTCTGCCATCGGAAGGTCCCACGTCCGCGTGTAGAGCAGCAGCGAGAGGCCGTCCTGGCGGTGAAGGGCCCGGGCATCGTCCGGCTTGAACTCGTCCTCCTGGAGGCGGAACACTCGGCAGCCGTTCGCCTCGAACGCCCGGGCGTAATGGTTCTCCGTACTGTGGTCCGGCTTGAAGTTACCGATGTAGGCGACCTTCCTCACCCGACCGCCACCTCGACCTCGTCCTCTTCGATCGGGTCCTCGGAGACCTCCGGGTCGGCGATCCGCTGCGCCGCCTGCCACCGCTCGATACACCGCGGCGTGCAGAAGTACGTCAGCCCGGAAGGAAGGTCCGCCTTGCAGCCCAGGCACGGGTCGGTCCGCTCGACCGGCTCGGTCATCGTTCCTCGATCATCGGGAGCCGCCGGATAGCGATCTCCAAGGCCCGGGCGATACTGACCCCGCGTCGGCGGGCCTCGGCGACCAGGAGCGCGTCGACCTCGGCTCGGAGGCGAACGTTCCGCTGGACGCGGGCGACGGTCTCAGGCACGACGTCACGCTAGCGCGCTAGCGCCTGCGGGACGCGCGGTGGGTTCGTCAGACATCGCGGGCCTCCATTTCATGGAACGAGCCATCATGATCCTCCCAGCCGACGACGCGGTACACGGCCAACGGGCCGATCACCGGATCGTTGTCATCACTCACCGGCACCATCGAAAGCATCGGCTCAGTGAGGCCGGACTCGGGGTGGAGCCCGTGGGAGAATCGCCGCCAGTAGACCCCATTCGCTGCCATGATGATCTCGGGCGCGGGCTGCACGATCCAATCAGGCTCGCCCGTGGGTTCATCAGACATCGCGGGCCTCCCCGAGGAACAGGTCGCGTCGGTGGAACCAGTCGTCGACTTCGCGGACGGTCATGCCGTGGCAACAGGTTCGGATGAGCCATTCGGCTTCAGCGCAGCGTTCGAGGAGCCAGTCGACCATCTCCGGAGACCGGGCAATCCACTCGGCGACCTCCTTGATGTCGCAATCGCCGACGAGTAGCGTTCCGTCCTCGTCGTCAGCCCAGACGTAATAGCTCTCTGCGCGCCACGGTGGCGGGGTGATCTTCGCCCGCGGGCTGATCTTCGCCCGCAACTCACGGATCATCTCCGCGTCCACAGTCACACCGTCCTTACGCCACGAGCCGCCGGGTCGAACCCGTCAGGCCATACCGTCGAACCAGACGCCACTACGCGGGCGAGGTTCGCGCGGGCGAGGTTCGCGCGGGCGAGGTACGCGTCGGCGAGGTACGCGTCGGCGAGGTACGCGCGGGCGAGGTCCGCGCGGGTGAGGTCCGCGCCAGCGAGGTTCACGTCGGTGAGGTCCGCGCGGGCGAGGTCCGCGCCAGCGAGGTACGCGCGGGTGAGGTCCGCGCCAGCGAGGTTCACGTCGGCGAGGTCCGCGCGGGTGAGGTATCCGGCCCTAGCGAGCTTGGGCACATCGAGCACCTCGACAACCTGACAGCGGGAGACGCGTACTTTGTGTGCGTCGCGTCCAAGTTCGTCGGCCGAGTCCCATTCGACGATGAGGCACGTGTGCGCGGGGATACGGCTAGCGGCTGCACCTTGGAAGTCGAGCGCGATGCAGAGCCCGTCTCCCTCGAATTGCGGGCACGGGTCGCCGTGAGTGTATTCCTTGCCGTCTGGGAGTGGCGCTACAGCTTGGTTGCCGGGGTAGGGCCACCGGTAGCCGCGGCTCGACGTGAAGTCTCCCCAGACGGCCCGGAACCCGGTATGTGTGCTCATGATGCAGCCCTTCTGTGCACCGGCAGCGCCGGGGTTTCATGCGCCCATGGCAGTTCAGGGTTTGCGGCCAACCAGCCGACGAGGCGCGGCAGGTCGCCTTTGCGATCGTCGCGCTGGCCAGGAGCATCGGCCGCACGGCGGCGTCTGCGGTACTTGATGAATGTGCCGTCGACCGACAGGCAGCCCATCTGTCGTGCCCGCTTCAGTCGGCGCAACGAGTTGACGCGGCCCATGTGGACCCATAGGCCGCGCCGTCTGGCTTCGTGGCATAACGCTTCGGCTTGCGGGCCAACCTTCCATTCCAAGTAGGACGGTGTGCGCCGCTCACCGCCGATGAACAGGCAATCGAAGTCATCCCACGGCAGGTCGAGTGACTCGGCGCCGTCTTGCGCGACAAGCGCTGCCGGGAACCCGAGTTCTCGGATGAGCCCGAAATACTGGGAGCTGCGTTCGAGGGTGGCTCGGGCCTCGGGGTAGACGTCGGGTGCCACTGCGAACAGGCAGTTCTCGCGTGGCAACTGTTCGAGCCACGCGAAATGTTCCTCTTCGACCCACCGTCCGGCGAAGCAGCCGTTGTCGGCCCCGTAGAACGGGTAACGGTCGGCGCGGAGATGGTAACTATTGCCGGGTTGCACCATGAGTCCGATACCTGCCGCGATCAATGCAGGCTCGTCTTCATTGTTCGTCGCGCCGGTCAGATACAACACTGTCGTCTCCACTGAACGCGCGGCACTCGACGTCCATCCCCGCGGTATGCCAGCGGGATACGACGGTCGCGCCGAACGGCAGACTCTCCGTAAGTTGGTAGGTCATCTGCTCATGGGTGACTGCACGCGACGCGAACGCGTCGATCGCTGCGCGGAGTTCGTGTAGTTCAACAGGCTCGGCGTCGGGTGCGAGGTCGTATTCGATGACAATGTGGCCGAGGTCGAGTTCTTCCTTGAACGGGCAGAGATGCGCGGCTGGCGATGTGATCGTGATCCTCACGCCGGGGCAACCTTGATGCGACGCCGGATACCCAGCGCGATCGGTGAAGCGATCAGGACGAAGGCGGACTTGACGACGAACAGTTGCCACCATCCGTTCGTGGAGTGAAACGCGATCTGGAGGAACAGGATCGAGTCGACCACTGACGCGGCGACACCGGAGATCCAGACACCTAACGCGAAGCGGCCCCGGTTGGCGAGTGGTGTGAAGATCAACGCGTCGGTGCTCTCAGACCAAAGGAACGCGAGCCCGCTAGCGAGAGCGAGTCCTGCGTCGGCGAGTAGCCAGCTCAGTAGGGTGCCGAGGCCGATGGCGAGCCACGCCCACTTCCGGCCCAACAGGTATTGAGCGACGTCGCGGAACACGAACGAGAACCCCACCCAGGCGACACCCGAAGGCACCATGCCGAGTCCCGGCACCTCGCGGAACCCGTAACGGTGAAGGGTCCAGTTCGCTAGTGGGATAGTGATGAGGAAGCCGACCCAGAAGAGCCAGCCAATTCGACGAGTCATTTTGCCATTCTCCTTGTAGAGGTGAAGTTGAAGTCGAGGCCGAGGTCGAGACCGCCGATCCCTGAGCAGAGGCTGCCGACCCTCATGCGACCTGCTCATGCTGTTCGACGGTGAGGAACATCGGCCCTATGCCGGATTCGGGACGGTGGGTTCGGCAGCCTCGTTCACTGGGACTCGATCAGGGCCCGGAACGTCTGCTCCGAGTGGGAGGCTCCGCACGACCCGCAGCCGTTATCGAGACGGAAACTGAACTCGCGGCCGTCGTCGAGGACGACTTCGGCGCCGCCCCCGTTGTGGACGTACGAGTCGACGCCCCACTCGCCGACGAGGCGGCCGTCCCAGTCGATGACCGCCATGCGGAGCCCGTTGATACCGGTGTAGATCCCGGCGCGGTGCCGGTAGAGCTGGGTGCCATCGGACCCGGTGACGATCGCGGGAGCGGTGTGGACGTGGATCTCAGCCATTCAGACCTCCTCGGTCGATGCAGTCTAGCGGGCTAGCGCGGGCGTTGGCTAGCCCCTTCTGCCGAACGGGTTGTCGGGGTGGCCGCGCCGTACCCGGCCCGGTTTCGCCTGCGCCTGGGCGTGGCGTTCCGCGAAACTCGTCGCTGGAGTCGCCCCGGCGAACGCGCCTTTCGGTTTGATCGACTGGCCCTGGTAGGAACGGCGCAGCCACCGCCACGACCAGTAGGCGGCGTCGGCGAGGTCGAACGGCTTGACGAGAAACGCCCGGGCGAGCGCCGCTTCTAGGACCTCGTGGTACGGCTCGTCGGGGTCGACGACGTGGACGATCCTCCCGGGCCACTCATAGTCGGTGTGCATCGTCGAGGACCGGTCAGCCTTCGACCCGGTCCCCGAACTGGCGACCTGACGGCGGAGCGTCGGGCGGGGGCGGCGCAGCCACTCATGTTCCGGGTCGTCGTCGCGAACCCAGCGGATGAAGTCCTCTAGGGCGCCGCGGAACGCGTGTTCCCACGACTCTCGGACGCCTCGGCCGCTCATGTCGGCGCCGACGTTCATCTCGATCCCGACGTGGTCGACGTGTTCCTCGTAGGCCCAGCGGATCGCGACGCGGAGCGCGTCGCCGGGCGCGGCGCGCTGCTCCCAGGAACGGAGCCGGTAGATCGTGCCGCGCTCGTCGATCCCGTCGCACTGGCAACCCTGCGAGTCGGACGAGTCGGTGTCGGTCGTCGCCGGGTCGAGCCAGATCGTCTTCCGGACCAAGTCCGGGATATCGGCCCGGTCCATGTGGGTGACGGCGTCGAGGACGTCGTCGTACATGCCGCCGATCGAGCGGCGCTTCTCGTGCTGACACTCGATCCGAAACGCGGACGGGCCGATCTGGGCGAGGATCTTCTCGCAGGCGTCGCGGTCCTGCCCGGCCCAGGTCGGCTCGCCCCCGGAGATGACCCACGGGCGGGACCGGCGATCCTCGAACGAGGCATCTAGCTCCTCCAGGTCCGGGTCGTGGTCCGGGTTCCGGTCGATGCTAAACGGCCCGGCGATCGCCGGGACCGGCCCGGAGATGTACCGGTCGGCGAGCATCTCGGCGCGGCCGTCGATGATCTGAGCGAAGACCCCGTCGGGGTTGACCATGTTCTGCGCGCCCATGACGATGACGTCCGACGACCCGGCAGGGAGGATCGAGCGGGAGATGCGGACGATCATCGACGCGACGACGCCGGGCGAGTCGGTCGCCTCGTCGATGTCGTCGAGGACGATCAGGTCAGGCCGGTCGGTCCCGAGGCGGGCGCCGCGGGTCGCGACGTCGAGTCCGAGCGCGTCGATGACGAACCCGTTCATCGTCCAGAGCCGGTTCCGCTTCCAGCCCTTCGACGAGCCGTAGGGGCCGACAGCCCGCTTGCAGAGGTCAGGGTCGATACTCGCGAGCCGCGGGCTTGACAGCATCTCGCCGATGTTCGCGACGTGGTCGTCGGCGCGGGTCTGGACCCGGGAGACGTAGAGGGCGTATCGGCGGGCCTTGCGGCGGCCGAGGACGACGCAGGCCATCTCGACGCTCGCGCTCTTCGCGCCGCCGCGCGGCCAGATCGCGAAGAACGGACGGGACCGCTGCCCCTTCCGGACCGCCCAGACCCAGTCCCATAGTTCCCGGTGATGGTCGCCGAACTCCTCGCGGACGTAGCTCGGGAACGCCCACTTGAGCCACTGCTCCGGTGGGAGGAGGTCAGCCTCGGCCGCGACGGCCTTCAGCCGCTCGATGCGGTCCGGGTCTGCCCGGTTCTTCGGGTGGCGGAGCGCGGCGATGACCTCGTCGGCCGTCCAGGCCGTCGCGGTCATGCCAGTTCCTCCTCCGACGCGTCGGGTCGGATGAGCCGGATCGCGTCGCGGCGGAGCGCGGCGACCGCCTCGGCGGTCGTCTCCGGCGAGTCGATCTGGACGGGGCCGCCCTGCGCGCCGGTGACCTCCATGCGGGTCATCATGCTCCGGGCATACAGGTCTTTCAGGACCGGGGAGTGTTCCAGCTTCCAGGCGGCGGCGCGCCAGTCGCGCTCGTGGCGGCGGATCGTCACCGTCTTCGAGAGGCGGACGACCTCACCCTCCCGGTTGATCTGATCCCAGCGTTCCTCGCGGACCTCCTCGTAGGTGTAGCCGCGGGCGACGTCGGTGATGTTCGCCATCTCCCGCTCGGCGTTCTGCGCGCGGGCGAACCCGACGTCGCGAAACAGTCGGTACATGTCCCGGTCCCGTTCGGCGATCCCGGCGAGGTCAAGGAGGTAGCGGTCGCGTTCCGCCTGGGGGAGGCCGTTGACCCGCTCTAGCTCCTCCGAGGCGATGTCGAGCGACGCGGCGCCGATCCTCGCGTCGGCCTCGCGGCCGCGGGCCAGCCAGTCGTAGAGGGTCCGCCGTCCGAGGTGCGCGGCCTCGGCGGCCATCTCGTCGGTGTTCCCGATCAGGATGCTCCCGACGAGACGCTCATGGACCTCGGCGCTGTACCGGCTCGCTGGCATAGGGATCAGGGTAGGGCGAGCCAGGCGGCGAAGTTGGCGTAACGCCAGACGCACTCGACGGTCCGGAACCCGGCGGAGCGGAGCATCTCCTCGTTCCAGCGGGCCGTGACCGGCACGAGGACGCCCTCTAGGGCGAGGAGGTTCCGGTCGATCTCCTCCCGCGAGTACCCGGCTTCCAGCTTCGTCTCATCGTGGACGGCGACGAGGGCCTCGTCAGTCTCCGCCGTCTCGCCGAGGACCTTCTCGACGACGATCATCGCCCCCTCCTCGCGGAGGACCCGGCGGGCGTCGGTGACGACGCGGAGGCGCCGCTCGATCGGGATGAACTGGAGGGTCAGGACGGCGAGGACCAGCCCGGCCTTCAGGGTCCCGAGGGACGGGAACCCGAACCGGAGGTCGAGGTCGAGGATCTCCGCCGAGTCGCCGAACCGGGCCTCCAGCGCCGCGCGCATCGGTGCCGACGTCTCGACCAGGACGAGCGGGCCGCGCGGGTACGCGACGCGTTCCATCAGCCGGGCCGATGCCTCACCGCGAGACGCGCCGAGGTCGATGACGTGACCGAGCCGCGCATACGGGGCGCCGAACCGGGAGACCGCGTCGCGCATCCGCTCATACTCGGGGACCGACCGGGAGAGCATGTCGTCGAACCCGTCGGCGACGTTCGCGTCGAACCGGAACCCGCGCTCAGGCTGGACGAATCCGTCTCCCACGGCCCCGGATGCTAGAGCGGCGTGGTCGGCGGGTCGAGGAACCAGCGGAGCGCCCCCCGCGCGGCAGCGGCGTTGTCCGGGTCGTTCCACCACCGGCAGCGGCCCGACGGGTGCGGGACGAGGAGGACGTCGGTCCCCCAGACCTCGTCGCGGAGGCGGGTCAGGGGCGGCGACGTGATCCCGAACGCGGCGGCGACGCGGCGGCCGAGGAGGAGCAGCGCGTCGGGATGCTCCGAGATGACCTCTAGAGCGGCCGTAGCGGCCAGGGCCCGGTCCCACGGCTCGTAGTAGCGGGGGAGCAGGTTGCGACGGTCTAGGGCCAGCCAGGCGGCCCAGGACAGCCCCGCCAGGTCGGCGAGGCGGCGACCCGACGCGCCTGAGAGAGCCTCATGGTTCGCGGGTGCGGTCCGCGGCGGAGCCTCGCCAATGACGATCACAGGATCTCGCGGCGGATGGTCAGAGCGACCCAGAACATCATCGGCGGCGGGACCGCCCGACCGCACCGCTCCCACTGCTGCGCGTAGGAGCCGGTCAGGACGAAGTCGTCGGGGAACCCGCAGACGCGGCGTAGTTCGGCGATCGTGAACTTTCGCTTCTCCGTCGGGTGGACGACTGACGCGACCCCCGTGTGGTCTCCGCCGAGTTGGGTGACGGTCGGGGACGGCTCCTCGGGGTCTGGGCGCTTCAGGTTCAGGTACTTGTCGGAGTGCCCGCCGGGGCGGATCCGGTCGTACTCGGCGCCGATCGCGTAACCCTCCAGCGAGGGGCCGTCGAGGACCTTGATCCCGGCGCGGCCTTGAAGCTGGGCGGTTACCGGAGGACAGACGTCCTCCGGCAAGAAGGTCTCCTCCGAGAACCCCGGCCCCGTACCACCGACCACCCGAAACGGTTTCGGGTGGTCGGTGGTGATAGTCAGGCTGGGCTCATCCGGGCCGATCTCGACCCGGCCGAACTGTCCCCCTCCCGAGTCCCACTCCATCGCGGGACCGGAGACCTGATGGTGGAGCGGGGCAGCACCGCCGGAGAGGGCGATGGTACCGGCACCGTCAGCGTCTAGGTCTCCGGGAGAGTCGTAGAAGCCCCCATTGGAGTAGCGGTAGCCGGACAGGTGGGGGAGCGCGTCGCGGAGCGAGTACCGGTAGGGGAGCGGCGACGGGTAGGCAGGCTCTTTCCCGAGGTCGTCGCGGACGCCGATGAAGATGACCCGCTGGCGGCGCTGCGGGACGCCGAGCCACTGGGCATCAAGGACCCGGGCGCCGACCCGGTAGCCGAGAGCGCGCATCGCGGCGAGGATCTCCAGGAAGTAGCCCTTCGCCACGCCCTTCACTAGCCCGGAGACGTTCTCCGCGACGAACACGCGGGGGCGGAGCCCGTCGACGAGGCGGACGTACTCGAAGAACAGGTCGTCGGACCGCTGCGCCGTGTCCGAGTAGGCGTTGACGGTCCCCCACTTTGCCGACCGTTTCCCCGCGGTGGAGAACGCCGCGCACGGCGGTGAGCCCTCCAGGACGTCCAACTCGCCTGGCTCGAAACCGACCTGGTCGAGGATCTCGTCGGCGGTGACCTCTCGGATGTCGCGGTCGTCGACGTACACGCCGGGGTGGTTTGCCCGGTACGTGTCGCGGGCGGCCTCCATGAACTCGGACGCGTAGAGGGTCCGGAACCCGGCATAGCGGAACCCGAGGCAGGAGCCACCCGCCCCGGAGAACGTCGAGACGACCGTCGGCGCGTCCGGGCCCGGCTCGGGGATCTCCGAGACGAGCGGGACCCTATACGGCGGCTTCGTCATCGCCGGTCGGGGGTCGGGCCGAACCGGACCACTCGTAGGAGCAGCGCGGGCAGCGGTACTCGGTCGAGATCCCGGTCACGTCGGGGAACTCCGATGGCGGCTCGTCTCGCTTCGTGATCCGGGCGACGAACTGGGCGAGGTCGTCGTCGGACCAGCCGGTGCGCGAGACCTCCCGACCCGAGTCGCGGACCCGGGCGAGGATCGCGGCGAGGCCCCGCGAGTCGTAGGAGGCCCGGTCCGCGGCTCGGTTCAGGACGAGCATGATCTCCTCGGCCTCCGCGTCGTCGCAGTCGACCCAGAGGACCGGGACCGTGTCGGCGCCGAGCGTCAGGGCGTTCTCCCAGCGGCCATGCCCAGAGAGGAGGCGGCGGCCTTCTCGCTGGACGACGCAGACGTCGATGATCCCGTGGTCTTTCATCGAGGACTGGATCACCGCGTCGTCATGGACACGCGGGTTGTCGGGGTGGGGTTGGAGGGTCGTCGGGTCGACCAGTTCGAGGTCGTCCTCGGTCACGCGGTTGAGGTCCGGCATGGCCCTGGATGCTAGCGCTAGCGGGTCAGGTGCCGCGCGTAGTGGACCCGAACGTTACCGCCCGGACCTTGCGGGTGAAGACGGTCTTGCCGTTAGTCGTGAACCTGAGGCGGATCACGAGGACGCCATCCCGAAGAAGAGGAACGCCCGGTCGCGGGTGCCCTTCCGGCCGCGCTGTTCCTTGACCCGCTTCGTCTCGGCGGCGGTCAGCTCCAGCGCGGCGGCGGAGCCCCACTTGTCGCCGTATGCCTGGCTGGCGACCCGGCGGAGCGTGTCCTCGCCGGAGGCGATCCCCTTGCGGAGTAGCGCCCGGTCCTTGTTGTGTCGGGCGCGGCGTTGCGCCCGCTCCTCGTCGGTCCTGCACCAGGAGAGGTCGGCGGCGGTGAGGCGCCGGTCGAGGTATTCGCGCCGGTCGTACATCTGGGCGGCGGCGGCGTAGTCGGCGGCCTTCCAGCCCTTCGGGACCGAGAAGAGGACGCAGCCGTGCTTCTCGGCGAGGGTACCGGAGTAGCCGCCGTGGCCGTACTCGTACTGGGCGTCGTCGACGGCCCGGCAGAACGCTTCGCTGACGTCACGGCCGAGGCCGATCTGCTCGAACTCGCATGCTCCCATCAGGGACTCCTCTCGTGCCGGGACGGTGCTCCCGGTCACCCTCACTCTAGCATGACCGCGGCGGGATGGCTAGCAGAATCTCGGGGCGCGGAGAGGGCCCGGACCGGGGGATCAACCCGGGCCCCCTCTCGGGTCGGGTCTGGCCCGTTCTCCTCGTTCTCTCGCCTTACCGTTCGGGCTCCCACCTAGCACGACTGCCGCGGGAAGTCTAGCCTTTTTCGGAGAATTCTTCAGGCGGCGACGGGGAGGCGGAGCTGGGTACCGACCCGGGCGTCGAGGGCCCGCTGGGCCATCAGGTGATGCGCCCGGCAGAGGACCGACAGGACCGCCTGGTGGTGGTGGCAGCCGTGCGAGGAACGGGCCCGGCCGACCGGCGGGTCGTGGTGGACCTCCAGGGCCTCGGTCGCGCCGCATTCGGAGCAGCGGCCCCCCGCCCGGCGGAGCGCCTCGGTCCGGGCGTCGGCCCAGACGTGGTTCGCCCGCCAGAGGCGACGGCAGTCCTCGGAGCAGAAGCGGCGCTGCCGTCCCGTGAGGGGGACGCCGTCCCATGCGCAGCGACCGTCGCCGACGTCACCGTGCGATACGGAGCATCGGGACAGCCTCATCGCTTCACCTACCCGGGGTCGGGACCTCGCCTGCTGGTCATCACCGACCACGATAGCGCGCTAGCGCGCCGAGACCCCCGGACCTTTCGGCACGGGGGTCTCCGGTTCGAGGTGGCAGGCGCGGGAGTCGAACCCGCTGTCTCCGGGATATGAGCCCGGCGTGTAAGCCGTTTCACTCCCCTGGCGGACCTCAGACTACTAACTTGCCTGGCTCCGGGAGCGGCTTCCAGTAGTCGCGGGAGCGGTTCGGCTCCTCCCAGACGATCCGCTTCGGGGACGCCAAGCCGAGGTTCCGGTTGTAGCGGACGACGATCATCTGCGCGACCGTCTGGCCGAGCGACCCCGCCTTGATCTCGACGCCTTCCCGGAACGAGCGGGCCGCCCCTGCGAGGCGCCGCTGCGGGTGGTCGACGAGGACCCGGACGAGCCGCTTCCGGTCGATCTCCGGGTAGCGGCAGAGGAGCAGCGTGACGGCGTAGATCATCTCGCCAGAGAGCTGGTCCTCCTGCTTGGAGTCGACGAGGACGCCGAGCGCCTGGTCGAGCATCGCCGCCCCCGCGTTGCGGAGGACCTTCTCCGACATCGCGACGGCCTGGACGACCTTCGTCGAGACGCCGACCCGGATCTCCAGGTGGTGGCGGCGGAACACGCGGTCGAGTTCGACGGCCTGGGGCTCCTGGCGGGAGAGGCGCGACTTGAACAGGTCGAGGGCGGTGACCGTGACACGGCGGCCGTTGCCCTCGAAGACGATCGCCTCGGCCTCGTAGGTCATCCCGGTCCGGACGCAGCACGGCACTAACTCGTCGGGTCCCCAGAGGCGGAGGATCGCCTCGCGCCGCTGCTGGCCGTCGAGGACGACCTCCTCGCCGTTGTCGCGGCGGGAGACGTCGAGGGCGCCGAACTCGTCGGGGTTCGGGTTGGCCTGGATAGACGCGATCAGCGGCTCGCGGAGGGGCCGCTGGTAGCGGTGGTCGATGATGAGACGGCCGACCGGAATCCACTCCAGGGTGATCTTCGATCCGCCGTCGTGCATGGCACGGGGTCTGGTCATGGTGCCTTTCCTTTCTCGGTGGCCGAGGCGGGCGCCTCGGTCTCAGGTACCTCTAGAGGCCGGAACCAGTCGAGCAGCGCGTCGAGGCGCGTAAGGCGACGATCCGCGGCAGATGTGTTGGCTTCAGGGCCGAACTTGCGGAGAAGCGCGGCGCGGGACCGGACCGTATGGCTGCGATACCGACGCAGCGCGTAGACGACCTCGCCCGCGTCCTCGGCGTTCAGGTCTAGGCGGATCACGGGAGCCCCTCGAACGGGTCGTCGGGGAGCGCGGCGCGGACCGTCGCGAGGCGGCGGAGCGAGTCAAGGACGAGCGCGCAGGTCTCGGGCGATGGACGGTGGACCCCGGCGGCGGCGGCGAGCGCCTCCCAGCCGTCAGGGTCGAGAGCGGCGGCCGCGGCGGCGTCGAGACCGCGGCCGTCGCACTCGACGAGGAGCCGGGCCGCCTTGCGGGCCCGGGCCGTCTCGGCGTAGGGGTTCACAGTTCGTACTTCTCGGCGGCGACCGAGGAGACGTAGCGTCCGGCGAAGTCGCGGGTCTCGGCGTAGTCGGTGTCGGGTGACTCGGTCTCGGGGACGGCAACCCCGGCCGCGCGGAGCGCCCCGGCGTAGGAGTCGGCCCGAACGGTACGGCGAGCGACCTGCGTGTCAACGAGGTCGCGGGCCTCATAGAAGGTGACCATGTAGCGGTTCATCGGGTCCTCCTCGGTGCTTGGGCCCCGGTGCCGGGCCGCATAGGGCGACCTTAGCATACGGGTGGCGGGTTGGCTAGCCCCTTTTCGCTGAATCTTTCCCAGGCGTACTCGCCTCGGGAGGTGAGCCGCCAGCCGCCCCGGACCCGCTCGATCTCGCCGTTCTCCCAGAGGCGGCCTAGGGCCTGGTAGACGGTCCGGTCATCGAGAGGGACCTGGACGGCGAGGATGACCTGCCGGTCCGTGAGCGGGCCTGATGCCTCGCCGAGGACCCGGAAGACGGCCCTCCGGGCGCGGAGCGTCGCGGTTCGGCTCACCCGGTCCCGTCCTGACGGCGGCGGTCGCAGTCCATCATCGAGACGCACCGGACCCGGCCGTCATCGGTGACTTCCCGCTCCGCGGCCACCGACCCGCAGTCCTCACACGGCCCGATGTCGTCCATCTCTCCCGGGACCGTCGCGAACGGGGCGTCTGAGGCCCCTAGAGCAGCGTCTCCCGCGTCCGGGCCGTCCGGGGCTACTACCACGCCCGACGGGGCCTCCACGTCCAGAGACGGGCTCCTAGCCGCCGTGCGCTCGTCGCAGTCCTTCCGGCGCTGGCATCGGACCACGCCGTCGACGACCGCCCGGTTCGTCCGCGATGACCCGCAGAACGCGCACGGCTCCTCCGCCGCCTCGACCCTGCCGTCAGGGTCCAGCTCGTCGAGCTTCGCCCCGATCGCGGCGAGGGCCTCATCGCCGTACGGCTTCTCCCAGCCCTCCTGACGTAGCCACGACGTGAACACGACCTTCAGGTTCACGGGCAGGGCGGCGAACCGCTCCGCCTGGACCTCCTCCTCGGTCGCCTCCTCGTCGGCGCCGAGCCCGGCCGGGAGCGAGATGTCGTCGAGGTTGGCGCGGGCCATCTCCTCCTCGACGTAGACGCCGGACATCTCCTCCGGGAACGCCTTCCGCAGCGCGAGGGCCTCGGCGCACTTCGCGAGTTGGCCGTGGGGCATCTTCGCCCACATCTGGTCCTGCCCGGACGGCGGGACGTACTCGTCCCATCGGGCCGACGCGGTGAACGGGCAGCGGAGCCCGGCGACGACCTTCCAGACGGTTACGGTCGCCTTCCCCGGGTGGGCCTTGTTGCGCGACTTCCCCTCGAAGACGGCGTCGTCCGACCCGGCGTAGACCCCCGACCGCTGGGCGATCGCCCGGTAACCGTCGATGCCGGTCTGGAACGTCACGCGGCCCTTCCGCTTCACCGCGTAGATCTGGCGGCGGAACGGGTCGAGTCCCGAGTGGTTCGCGACGCGGATGAACAGGCGGAACTCGGCCTCGGTCACGTCGGGTGGGACGAGGTTCTCGCGGAGCAGGTCGAGCTGCTCCTGGTCGGCCGGGTCGACGCCTCGCGGCGCGAGCGGCGGGGTGAACGGGACGATGTTGGCGCTCACGGTCTCCTCCTCGGAGTGGGTGCTCACTTGGATGCCTTCAGGGTGAACCGGCGGTACGGCTTCGAGCGGCGGTACGAGGCGACGAGGTCGGGATGGTCGATCTCCAGGGCGGCGAGGTCGACCTTCGTCGAGTTGACGGTCGTCCAGTTCGCGACCTTGACCCCGGCGATCGTCGCCCGCTCGTGGTCGCCCATCGCGGCGCGCAGGACGTTCTTCTGCTCCTCGACGTCGGCGGTCGCCCGGACCTTCCGGGCCGTCGCCTCGCGCAGGGCGGCGACGGTCGTCATGTATTCGGTCGGGAGGTCGACTACGGCGCCGCCACCCCGGTAGATGCGCTTCAGCGCCTCACCCGAACGGGCGTCGGGCGGCGGCGGGTCGCGACGCTCGACCCGGTCCCAGAAGTCGGCCTCGATCCCGATCAGGTTCTCCAGGAGCGCCTCGTCACGCTCGATCCGGAAGATGCGAAGCTCTCGGCCGCCGAGGACGACGATCAGGTCCGCGTACTCCAGGCCGGTCACGCCCATGTAGTGATGACACTGCAACTCGGCAGCTTCGGGCGGCCCGTCTTCCCAGTCGACCGGCCGGGTCGACCACTTCGCCTCGGCGATGCCGAGCCCGTCGTCGTTCGTGAACCCGTCCGGGTTCGCGAGCCGCCACCGGTCCTGGTCGTGGCAGTAGAGATGCGTCGGCCGTTCGACGGTCGCGCCCGTCTCCTCCTCGTAGAGGCGGAGGATGCCGTCCTCGAACACGCGGCCCATCCGCATCATCGGCGTCTCGGGCGTCACGTCGTCGGTGACCTTGTCGGCGTAGACGTCGAGGGGGCCGGAGAAGCGAGACAGGTTCAGGAGCGGCCCGACGTCGGAACCGCCGATCCCGGTCCGGCGGGCGGCGAGCCACTCGGAGCGGGGCAGGTCCTTCAGGGCGACGACCTCGCGCATCAGAGCAACTCCTCCGGCTCGTCGCCGTGGAGCACGGCGAGGACGCGCTCGTCGGACCAGCCGAGGCCCCGCACGGCGAGCAGGTAACTCAACGTGTCGTAAACAGACTTGGCCGTAGGGATTCCGAGCGCCGCAGCCCTGCGGAGCATCGTGCCGATCTCTTGGTCGCGGACACGCTCCTCTTCGTTCATCGGATCTCCTCCGGGGCTGGCTGGACGAGGTCGCGGTCGCGCTCGGCGAAGACGGTCTCCCCGACGAACATGACGGTGATCTCGTCGCGCCGATCCTCCCGCGGGTCGGGGATGTCCAGCAGGTCCAGCCAGGCACCATCATCGGTGGGGAGCGGCGCGCCGACGGGGAAGTGGACGTGCCAGGTCTCGCGGGTCATCGCCGCGCACTCGGTCGTCACGACATAGTCGGGCATTCAGACCTCCAGGGTCGGGTCGGTGACCCGGCGGAACGAGATGAGCCGCCAGGACGGGAACTGCGGGTCGTCGTAGCGGCCCGGGACCGCCACCCACGGGCCCGGGTCCTCGACGGTCAGGTACCGGCGGGCCTCCTCCGTCGTCACCTCCGGGCGGACCGCGACATACGCGTGCCACTCATTGACGAGGTACGGAGCGAACCCGGCGGGTCTAGCCATGCGTCGAGTATCGCGCTGGGGTATGACGGTTATCCGGGGTGCGGGCACCTGAAGAAGTCCCGGCGGGTCGGCTGACAGCCGCAGGGCGTGGCACCACACGACGGCCTACGGCCTTCGCGTCAGCCGACCCATCCGGGCCCGGCCGCCAGGGCGAGGAGGTAGCTCGGCCAGCGGCGGGAACGCGGGGAAGTCTAGCGTCTCGTTCGGTCACCGGGAGTCGGTCACCTCATGGGCGAACTGCTCGATCCACTCGTGTGCCCGCTTCGTCTCCATCCGCCAGACGCCCGCCTGGGCGGTCTCCCCCTGGTTGCCCTGAGGGACCTGCATCACCATGGAGTCGTCGAAGTCCTCGTCGTCGTAGTCGATGACGACGACCGGCTCCGGGGTGTCCTGGTCTCGGTAGACGCCCTGAACGGCGCCGCCCTCCACCACGACGATGATCGGCTCGATAATCGGGTCCATGACCCGCCTCCTCTGGTCTCGTTCGTCTATTCGGAGACCCCCCGACCCGACCGGCGGGGGGCTACCGGAGAGACGCCCTAGACGGCTTCGAGAACGTCGAGGGCGAGGTCCTCGATCTCCGCCTGACGGTGCGGCGCGGCGACCATCTGCGCGGCGGCGGTCGCGGCGTTCATCACGCCCCCGGCGGTCAGGTCACCCGAGGAGATGAAGCAGTCGAGGATCGACTTCTGCTCCGCCTCCGAGAACCCGAGCGCCTTCCCGACCCGCTGGATCGTCCCGGGCGCGTCGCTGACCCGCTTCCCGGCCTTCTCGGTCACCTCGGCGACGAAGTCGGCGAGGAACTCGGGCGACAGGAACGTCTGGACGGCGTCGCGGGTCTGGGCCACGATCAGGTCCAGGTTCTTCCGCTGCGTGTCGGTCGAGAACTCGATCCGTCCGGCGTCCATCTTCCCGCCGAGGTGGATCTTCGCTACCGACTCCGCGGAGCGGCTCATCCCGTTCGAGCAGATCAGGATGTGCGCCTGGGGGACGATCACGAACCGGCCGCCGCCCGTCTCGCTGTTCCCGATCCGGAACCCGGCGAAGACGGTGTGCGGGTGGAACTCGTGGCCGCGGGCCCCGAGCTGGTTCCCGAGCGCTCCGGGACGCCGTCCGTCGTCGTCGAAGCCGAGACCGTCGAACGGGGAGCGGTAGTGCTTCAGCAGTTCGTCGGCGATGACGTTGACCTCCGGGGCGGTGACCCGCATCGACATCGACCGCTCCGAGATGTTCCCGTCGTAGACCTTCACGTCGGAGAGCCCGGCCTCGCGGATGCCGCCGAGGACGGCCATCAGGATGTCGAGGTTGTCGATCGGACGGTACGTGTCGGAGAGAAACGCCCGGGCGATCCCGACCTCGTCGGCGTCGTCGGTCCGGAAGCCGCGGACGAAGAAGTTCTTCGCCGGGTCGTCGCCGAGCCAGTCGTTGACGTTGTGGTCGAGCAGGCCGAGCTTCTCCGCCTCGCGCATCCGGCGGAGGTAGACGACCGGGATGCCGAGCTTGTCGGCGACGCCGCCCTCGAAGATGCTCGTCGGGCGGAGCAGGGCCGGGACCTCCGTCGCTCCGTCGTCGTCCCAGCGGACCGCGCCGCCGTCGACGGCGAGTAGGCCGTCCTGGTAGGAGAGACGCTCGGCGGGGACGACGACGTCGTACTTCACGTCCTGCTGCTCGCGCAGCATCGTGACGACCTCGTCGAGGTTCGCGTGCCGGGCCTCGGTGGTGACTTGCAAGGTACTCATATCGGGTCCTCCTCAGGACTCGGGTTAGTGGACTTCGGTGCGAGCCCACCCGCCGCCCGTCCCGACCGGTGGGAGGCCGGGACGGAGTCGGCTGGGCTTCACCTCCCCTGGCTAGGCGTCCGCGGGGCGGACGATCTTGTAGGACGTCGGCCGGATGGCGCAGTGCCAGCCGAGCCGGATGGAGAACGCCGTCGGCAGTTCGCAGCCGCCGGAGTCGAACCCGGGGTGGCGGACCGAGAACGGCCGCTCGTCGACGAGGAGGTAGTCGCCCTTCTCGAACTGGACGCCGCCCTTGGAGCGGACCCGGCGGGTCGCGACCGCGAGCGCCCAGAACGGCGTCTCGAACTCGCCGTCGTACTGCGGGTACTCGGCGAGCAGCGCCGACCCGGCGCTGCAGAGATAGGTCGCCGCGTTAGCGTCCGTCGCCAGCGCGTTGATCTCGGCCTGGGTGGCCTCCTGGGCTGCGAAGTCCCTCATGGTCCCTCCTCGGGGTCGGGGTCCCCGGTGCGGGACCGCCTACCGACCAACCTAGCATACGTCGGCCGCGGATAGCTAGTAGGAATCTCGGAAATCTCCGCTAGCCTTCCCGCCCGACCTATGCTAGTCTTGGTCGTAGCCGGGGGCACCGCCCCGGAAGAGGAGGAACCCGATGAGCGAGCAGATCACCCCCCAGACCGAGATCACCGCCGCGGTCGAATGGCTCACCGCCCAGGTCGACACCGCCGCCCGCTGGCTCAGCCCCGGCTCCGGCGACGCCATGACCCTTGCCGACCAGGACTACGACGAGTTCATCTGCTGGGCATGCCAGGTCATCGCCGAAGGCCGCGAGGTCCTCGCGATGTTCGCCGCTGCCGCGGACGCGGACGCCCTGGAGGAGGCCGAGAACGGCGCCGCCGACTTCCGCGAGCAGCTCGCCGAGATCGAGGAGTACGTCCGATGAACCTCGACGGCCGCTGCTTCAACCACCCGGACCGCCCCTACACCCACGGGGCCGTCCGGCGCTGCATCCACCGCCACGTCTGCGGCCGCTGCGCCGACACGCTCGCCGACGACGGCTGGGCCGTGACCCCGTTCACCCTGCGTATCCAACTCCTCGGCCAGCGAGTCGAGGACGAACGCCAAGCCGGAGGGAAGATCCGATGAACCAGCCCCAAGACCTTGACGCCCGCCTCGATCTTAGCTGGGCCGCGAACGGCACCGCCCCCGATAACGGGAACGTCACGCTCCGGCTCACCGATGAGACCTCGGGGACGATGATCGTCAAGGCCACCGTTCCACTGAACGAGTTCGCCCTCGCCCTGTCGAGCCTCGCTCATCGGCCCTGCACCGTCCGGGTCTTCCGGCAGGCTGCTCGCCTCTGGGGTACCCGACACGAGAATCGGGGCTTCCTCGTCGAGGGCCTCGGCCGCGACAACTGGGCAGACCGCCGCTCGATCACCGCCGCTCAGGTCGCCCTCGACCTGCCCGACTGGGTCGAGGCCAGCGTTGACTTCCACGTGATGGCCGAGGAGAAATCCCCGAATGGGCACATGATCGTCCAGGGTGAGGGCTACAGGGTCACCCTCCACCGCTACGTCGACGCCGACGGGAAAGTGGTCCCTCGATGATCCAGACTCAGCCGAAGGCAGGCGACGCCCGCTACTGCGGCCACTGCGCCTGGGGCGACCACCGCCTCTGCTCCGGCGCACTCCGCGGCCCGTGCGGCTGCGCCACCCAAGACCACCAGCCCGACGAGCGGACCCGCTCCGCGATGCGCCTCTACCAGCGGCCCGACCTCGCCGGAGACACGACCGAGAACCTCGCCCGAGAATGGAGCACCCGATGAGCCGCCCGGAACGGTGGGAGGTCGACGCGGTCACCGCCCAGGTCGACGCGGCTCGCTCCGAGGGTGTCTGGGAGTTCGACGACGGCGGGCGCCGCGCCGCCGGGTTCACCGGCTTCGCCGGAGACTGCGTCACCCGCGCCATCGCGATCGGGACCGGCCTGCCCTACCGGCGGGTCTACGACGCGCTCTCCGCCGGGCAGGCCGCCCGAGGCAAGCCGCGCTCCGCCCGCAACGGCGTCCACCCCGACGTCTACAAGACGCTCCTCTGGGAGATCGACTGGCTCTGGACCCCGACCATGCGGATCGGGTCCGGCTGCACCGTCCACCTCCGCGCCGACGAGCTACCACCAGGCCGGATCATCGTCCGGCTCTCGAAACACCTGGCCGCCGTCGTCGACGGCGTCCTCCACGACACGCACGACTCCAGCCGCGGGGGGACCCGCTGCGTCTACGGCTACTGGAAAGGACCAGACCGATGAGGTTCCGCCGCTACGAGGTGCGGGTCGAGATACCCGTCCCTGCCGAGAACTGGGCCGAGCTACGGACCATGAGCCCGTGGGCTCCCCATGACTGTCGCGAGTGCCGCGGCCCGGTCGGCAACGACCCGATCCAGGTCAGCCTCGACGGCTCCGACCGTTCCGACCTCGACCCGTTCTGCTCGTTCACCTGCCTCGCCCGCTGGGCCTGCTCCATCCTCGCCTGCACGAGCAACGAGGGAGAACCCGACCAGAAGTACCTGACCATCCGAGAGATCGACGACCCGCGCAACGCGGGAGAGGAGACCACGCCATGAGCATGACCAACCAGGAGGCCGCCGAGATCCTCGGCCGTCGCCTCTTCGTCCAACGGTTCACCGCCTCGCCCGACTACGACCCGCACGCCACCTACGACGACGTCGGCGAGCACGCGTTCGAGTCCGAGGCCGAGGTCGACGAGCACAACGCGTGGCTCGACGAGACCGAGGAGGGCGTCCCCCGCTGGCAGCGCGACCTCGCCCGCGCCCAGCGGGAGGTCGAGGCGTCCGAGATGGCGATCCGCGCCCTCGGCGTCGACCCCGACGCGGCCATCGACGGCGCCCTCGCGCGGCGGTGAACGCCGCCGAGTTCGCCGACGCGGCCCACCGGGTCCGGAACGCCGCGCGGGGCCGGTCGCTCCGCCCACCCGACTTCAAGGCCCCACCCGAGAGCGGCGCCCGCCGGTCTCTCAAGCAGGTCGACGTCATGGGCGTCACCGGCTGGATCGTCGCCGTCCGCCTCGACCTCGAAGACGAGGACGTCATCGGCGACATGGTCGACGGCGTGATCGCCGCCGCCCGCGAGTCCGGCGCCCTCGACGACCTCGACGACGACGCCCGAGCCCGGCTCCGGGAGGCGATCTACCGGGAGGCCCTCTAGCCAGCAGTCAGGAAGGCTGCTAAAGATAAGCGGGCCCCCCTAACGACAAGGGGGGCCCGCCAGACACCGAGAGGGAGCAACTCTCGGACGTGCTCGCATCACCGACGCTAGCACCCCGAGGCTCCCCCGAACAAGACGGGAGCACTATGAGCGTCCAGGCGATGAGCTGGGTCTTCGACCACTCCGAGACGGTCGGCGGGGCCCGCCTCGTCCTCCTCGCGATCGCGAACCACCACAACCGCGAGACCGGCACCGCGTTCCCGAGTTATGACACGATCGCCCGGGAGGCGCGCCTCTCGCGCAGCGCTGTTCGCCGCGCCGTCGAGCGCCTAGAAGCATCCGGCGAACTGCTCGTCGAGCGGCCCGAGACGAACGGGCGGGGCCGGTCGAACCGCTACTGGCTCGTCGGGTTCGACGCCCCCGAAGAAAGGGCGCGTCACGCGCCTATTCCTGAGCGCGGAAAGGGCGCGTCTCGAACAGGAAAGGGCGCGTTTAGTGCCGTAAAAGGGCGCGTAGACGCGCCCCTAACCATAGAACCAACCCAAGAACCAACCAACGCGGAGCCGAAACCCTTGAAGGACGACAACGCGCGACCGGCGCGGCAGTCAGACCCGCGCGCCGACGAGGTAACCCGCGCGTGGTGGGACCGGCTCGACCCGAAACCGATGCAGAAGTACGTCGCGGTCCGGGCGATCGTCTCGACCGCGCTCCGGGCCGGACACCGACCCGACGCGGTCGCCGCCGCGCTCGACCGGGTCGACCTGCCCGTCGTCGCCTGGCGGCTCGAACAGGTCCTCCGCTCCGCCCGACCCGCGCCCCGCCCATCGTCCGGGCTCGACGCCCTCTCCCGCCAGGCCGAGTTCGGCGCCGAGGACGTCGGGTGACCGCCGCGACGCCGCCCTACGACCAGGCCGCGGAGGAAGCGCTCCTCGGCGCGTGTCTCGGCTCGACCGCCGTCACCGACGAGGTCGACCTCCGCGTCGGCGACTTCTACGTCGTCCGCCACCAGGTCATCTGGGGGGCGATGCTCCGGATGCGGGCCCGAGGCGAACCGATCGACCTGACTCTCGTCGCCGCCGAGTGCGGCCGAGACGAGCACGGCCAGGAGCCCGTCACCGTCATCGAGCTGCGCGCCCTCTACCTCCAGGCTGGCATCCATCACGAGAGCTACGCCCGGGCGATCCGCAACGCCTCGTACTGCCGCCGGGCGATCGCCCTCTCCGACGACCTCCACGCCGCCGGGTACACGGGCGACATCGACGCGGTCGGCGACGTCGTCGCCGACCTCGACTCGCGGCTCGCCGCCCCGCTAGAAACCGTCGTCGCCGAGGAGCTGACCGACCTGCTCTCCGACGAGTCCGCCGCGGCGGAGAAGCCGTGGGTGATCCCCGGCTGCCTGCGCCGCCTAGAGCGGTACATCCTGACCGGCGCCGAGGGTGGCGGGAAAAGTTCATGGCTCCGGCAAGTAGCCATGTGCGTCGCGGCAGGCATCCACCCGTTCACCGGACTCCAAGTCGGCTACGACGGCGCGCCGATCGAGCCGACCCCGACGCTCGTCGTCGACCTCCAGGAGGACCGCCTCGACCTCCGCGACGCGTTCCGGGTCCTTCACCGCCGGGCACCGTCCTACGAGGCCGGGAACCTCCACGCCGTGTCGCGCTCGCAGGGGATGAACCTCCTCGAACCGGAGCATCGCCGCTGGCTGGAGGCGCTCGTCGCCCATCACCGGCCGGGGCTCGTCGTCATGGGCCCGGTCCGGAAGTTGTACCGCCAGACGGGCCGCTACTCGAAGTCGTCTGAGGAGGCCGTCGACGAGTTGACCCGCATCCTCGACGACCTCCGCCGTGCCTACGGTTTCGCCCTGATCCTCGAAGCCCACTCGGGACACGACCGGGATGACTGGCGGGTCCGCGGCTCGTCGGTCTGGTTCGACTGGCCCGAGTTCGGCCACGGCCTCGCCCTCACGTCGTTCGACCCGCGCGAGGCGGAGGTGCGCCACTGGCGCGCCGACCGTCACGTCGGCCGTCTCTGGCCCGCGAGGCTCCGCGGCGGGACCCGCTGGCCGTGGGAACCTAGCGCGAAGTGTTACGACCGCATCATGTACGGGCTCGGCCTCGGCGAACTGATCGCCCCACCCGAGTCGCTCGCCATCTAACCCATACCGAACAGGAGCCGGAACCTGTGACCGACCCGACCACCGACCAGACCATCACCGACGACCCGACCGACCTCGGCTACTTCGACGGCGACCCCGTCCTCGGGATGGGGATCGAGATCCGAAACGCCGGAGGGGGCCTCAACGAGGCGCTGAAGGTTGACCCTGTCCGCCACTCCCACCGGGAGAAGGTCTACGTCGTCCTCGAATGCGAGATGACGCAGCTCACCCACAAGTGGGACGCCGACGACGAGTCCTGGAAGCGGATCGAGGTGTTCCGTGCCGTCAACCAGGCGTTCGTCACCCGCGACCTCGTCCAGGCGGCGTTGAACAACTATGCCGAGCACCTCGCCGACGTCCGCGCCCGCAACGAGAACGAGATGATTCTCACCGGGCGTCTCCAGGAGATGCGCGCCGCGCACTTCCTCGGCGAGCACAAGGAACTCCTCGACGGCTGCCCCGACTGCGACGAGGAGGTCCGCCTTGACCTGGAGGAGATCCCGGAGGCGACTGCCGCGGCGATCCTCGCTGACATCGAGGGCGCCGACGTCGACATCGCAGACCGGATCGAGGCCGAGGCTGCCGCCGCGATCGCCGACCCGTCCGCCCGCGAGGACGGCTGGGACGACCCACTCCCCGCCCGGCGCGGCGTCCTCGGCTACCCGCCCGGGTTCAACGAGGGTCCGGGAGAAGACTACGCCGGAGGCGTACTGTGAGCCGCAGCGCCCCGCCGCCGTCGGGGACCCCAACCTCGGATGGGCTCATTGAGATCCACCAGCGACTCGGCGCCGAGGATGTCAGGCTCATCTACCGGCGGGCCGACGGCCTGGTCCTAGAGGGCAGGTGGGAGGTCTGGGCGACCGTAGAAGGCACGACCAGGCTCCTCAGTGAGACCCCGACCTCCTCCATGGCAGGGATGGCTATGGCGACGTCATCGTGGGCCGTCTCCGACGCCCAGGCCACTCTCGACCGGACTGCCGCCAGAGTCTCCGATCGGGCCGCGTTCGACATGCTCCCTACCTGGCCCGAGGCCAAGAAATGACCGTCCGCTGGGAGGACCTCCCACCCGGCGCCAAGGTCGCCGAACCCCGAGCCCGCCGGAAAGCGGCGAAGGGCGGCGGTCATCTGGTCCCCGGCCGGTTCGTCTGCGCCGGACCCGACGGCTGCGGCCACGTCACCGAAGGCGCCTACGGGACCGCCGAACGACACGCCGACGAGTGCGGCGCCCACCGCATCGACGTCGTCCTCCCGGAGGTGGACGAGTGAGCCCGGCCCGTTACATCATCGGCGACGTCCGCGACGTCCTCGCCACCCTCCCCGACAACTCGGTCGACCTCGTGATGTCATCGCCGCCCTTCTTGGCGTTGCGTAGCTATCTTCCGGCTGACCATCCGGACAAGCATCGCGAGATCGGTTCAGAATCAACGCCAGGCGAATTTATCGACACGCTCGTCGACATCGTGGAAGACCTCGGCCGGGTGTTGGCGCCGCACGGCAGCCTGATCTTCGAGCTGGGCGACACGTATGCGGGTACAGGTGGCGCAGGCGGCGATTACGGGCCGGTCGGGCTTCGTGCCGGGCAGCCAGCACTTGACGGCTCGGCGGCCCGCACGCGGAGCAATCGACCCGCGCAATACGGCACCGACACCGGTCCGCCTCGTCGAACGATCATGGAGGGTTGGCCGCGTGCGAAATCGAAGGTGCTCATCCCCGAACTCTTCGCCGTCACGCTCGCCTACGGCCGCAACCCGCTAACCGGACGCGAAACGAGACCATGGCAGGTCCGCAACGTGGTGCATTGGTGCCGCCCGAATCCGCCGATTGGGGCGTTGGGTAAGAAGTTTCGGCCTGCGACGTCGGCGTTGACGGTCGCATGTTTGGATGACGACAAGCGCTATTTCGATTTGGATGCCGTCCGTCAACCGTATAAGGAACCGCACCGCATCGGGACGGCACTCGGGCATACGAAGTCACCGAACTACGGCGAAGATGTCAAGTCGGCATGGATAAACACTCCGGGCCGCATTATTGAGGATCGCGGCGGTGCTCCGCCTCTCGACTACTGGGTGATTCCCACACAACCCTACGAAGGTGCCCACTACGCGTGCGTTGACGCGGAAACTGAGGCGCTGACCCGTTTCGGATGGAAGCGACACGACCAGCTAGCGGACGGCGACGAGATCGCCGCCTACAATGCCGGGCAAGGCGTCATCACCTGGCAACCCGCCACATTCCATCGCTACCCGTTCTCGGGCGACCTCGTGGCGATCGAGAAGCGCGAAACCTCTCAGCGTCTCACCCCGAACCATCGGGTTCTGCACCGCTCGGCGCGAGGCTTCCTGCGGACCCGCTCGGCGGTCGAGGCGTCCCCGTCGTGGCGCCTGCCCGTTGCTGCACCGTTCGACGTCGACGGCGCGGGCCCGGGCGAGGACCGAGCGGCGTTGCTCGGCTGGTATGTCACCGAGGGGAGCGCCCGGCGTCGAACGGTAGACATCTACCAGTCGGAGTCGGCGAACCCGAAGCACTGCAACCGCATCCGCGATCTGCTCGATGCGCTCCGGGCGGACTACACGGAACACCGGCGCGTACGCCCCGCTGGCTCATCCTTCAGCGGGCGGGACTCCATCGAGGTCCGGTGGGCAATCCGCGGCGAACTCGCCGGGTGGCTGCTCGGCGCGGCGCCAGACAAGCGACTTCCGGCGAGCGTCCTCGGCTGGTCCGACAACGAATGCGCCGCCCTTCTCGATGCGCTGATCGACGGCGACGGCCACACGCGACAGAGCGGCCGACGCCAGTTCATCCAGAAGGACCGCGACACCATCGACAACGTGCAGGCGCTGTGCTGCCGCCTCGGCCTCCGATCGACCATCTCGCCGCGCCTCGACGGCAGCTTGTCCCTGACCATCGGGGAGCGGTCGTGGTTGTCTCTGCGCGGTACGAACGGCATCCATGAGCCGATCGGTCGCGAGCACTACGACGGGACTGTCTGGTGCCCGTCTGTGCCCTCGACCTACTGGCTTGCCCGACGCAACGGCCGACCCTTCATCACCGGCAATACATTCCCGTCTGAACTGTGTGTGATCCCGGTCAAGAGCATGTGTCCGCAACGGGTATGTCGGGAGTGCGGGAAACCAAGCGAACGGATCACGAAGGTCGAATATGAAGCCCTTGAAGACCCGGTAAGGAATCGGGCCGAACCGAAGGCAAGCGCCGACTACGTCCGCCAGCAACGACAGGAAAACGCGCAGGGTATGGCCTTCGGTCGCGCTACCAAGAGCGTCGAGACGCTCGGCTGGACTGACTGCGGTCACGACAACTGGCGGTCTGGTGTCGTCCTCGACCCATTCGCGGGCAGCGGAACAACCTTGGCGGTAGCTACCGGTCACGGCCGCGACGCCATCGGCATCGACCTCGACGCCCGCAACGCCGACCTAGCCATCGAACGGGTAGGGCCGATTTTCCTCACCGTCGAGAACGTCGCCGAGACTCCAGGAGTTGATTCATGAGCGGCGAGGTCCTCGCCGTCGGCGGCTGGGCGACGAACGCCGAACTGATCGCCGACGTCGCGACCCTCGGCTACCTCTCCGGCACCGTCCTCGACGCCACCTACGGGCAGGGCGGCTTCTGGACGAAATGGCGACCCGAGCATCTCGTCACGAACGACCTCCACACCGACGCCGACCTCCACGACGACTACCGGGCTTTCCCCCACCCGGACCGCTGGGCCGACACGGTCGTCTTCGACCCGCCCTACCGGCTGTCCGGCCGACGCGACCAGGGCGAGAAAGACGTCCGGTACGGGACGACCGAGCGCCGCTCCCGCGCCGACACGCTCGACGACATCGTCGCCGGGGCATTGGAGTGCTACCGGGTCTCTGCCTCCTGGCTGCTCGTCAAGTGTCAAGATCAGGTTGAGGGCGGACGGAAACGGTGGCAGACGCTCCTCGTCGCGAACGCGGTCCAGGAGGCGGGCGGGTTCCTCTGGGACCGGTTCGATCTCGTGACCCGCGTCCGGCCGCAGCCGCCGGGACGCCGCCAGCTC